GTTGATCGCGCAGTATCTCCAACTGCGTAAGGACCGCGCGATTGATGAGTATTTGAAGTATCACCCACAGCATTCCCGGGTGTTCAATACCTTCCGTGAGCGTCTTCACGAGTATACCCTGCGTTTGTATGATGCGTATATCGAGCATTACGTCAAGAAGAACGCGAAGCCCTTGAAAGAATACGACCGCGAGTTGAAGACGCATATGTATAAGCTTCACTATGATGTCTTTTTGGCGACGATGAAGGAGGCGGGGACGTTCGTTACGAAGCATACCGTTATCAATTATGTGAACCAGTTGGCGGCGGCGCAACAGTTGGCGTGCTTGAATGGCGCAGGGGGCAGTGACAGCGGTAGCGGTAGCGGTAGCGGTAGCGGTGGTGCGGCAGCGGACGGCAGTGGAACGAACGCGGGGGCGGTCGAAAGACGTCGTTTTCTTCCATCGCAACAAGGCAATGGCAATGGCAATGGCAATGGCCGACAGATTGAGCGCAGTAGCGCGAGCGACGCAAGGAGCGGGTTTCGTAGCGCGAGACCTACCCGCGGAAGAAGTATGCCATGGACGTTGACGATAGATGTGCCGTCAAGTGGCACGGACACGGGCACGGACACCGTGAAGGGAAGCAAGACGTCGGGAAGCGTGAAGGTCCATAATCAGTTTGCGGGACTGGATGTTGATATGTAAGACCGCGTCGTATGGGGGCGCAACCCCCCAAAAAATTGATTTGATAATATTAGTATTTACTATTATCAAAGAATCAACACACAATGTCATTTCCAAACTGCCCTCCGGCTCCACCTTCGACTCCACTTCCCGACCAGACGGACATCTATTTCGGTTGGTTTTCAGAGGCCCAGCAATCCATGCGGGTTTCACACCCATCGACACATCGGTATAATGGAAAAACCATGACAAGTCCGCCGTATTGTTACTGGATACAAGGCGACAAGAAAATTCTCGTCACGGAAATAACGCATTCGAGTCTCCCGACGGCACGACAGGTCAAAAATGGCGATATATATCTCGGCCAGGTGGATAAGTATTGGGGAAGATCGTATACACGACTATAGTGCTGGATAGTTATTATTTCTATAATTTACCAAAACCAAAACTACCAAATCTACATTATCCCCGCGGAGCGAAGCGACGCCAGCGCCGTTGGGGGGCGCTACCCCCGCGCTACCCCCGCCGAACGTTTTCGACGGGTTTTCGTTACCATTACGGAATGTATACAATATGATAATAAAACATTTCGGGGGTTGCGCTAAATGTGTTATTAGAGTGTTTATTTACGGGCGGTGCGACGACGACGGTTGCGACGACGGGCCGCAGAGGTGGCGCGTGATTTGAGGCGGCGGTGGGTGGATGCGCGTTTTTTGGAAGAGCCACCATTTAAATTACCATTGTATTGTTTTTCTATGGTTTTAATAATGGTTTGAATAACTCTCTTCTTTTCTTGGAATCTTGTATTCTGGACATCATATAAATCAGTCCATAATCCTCCGATGATATCAATCCAGTCACGATTATTTTTAAAAATTGCGGTGGATTTCATGTTACCAACAAAGCTTCCGGCATCCATTAATTCATAACACGACTTATCCTCAGGAGCATGGTTGGTATATATCGTAATATTTATCGGCAGATTGTGTATCACGAACATTTGCAGCGTTAAATACCGCATCTATAGCCTCAATTCGTTTAGTACAATTTTCAAAATTCTTTGCCATTTTGTGATATGGGTGAGCCATTTTATATCGAATCGTATTATACATATCCCTAATATTAAAAAAAACATCATACCCGCGGAGCGAAGCGACGCCAGCGCCGTTGGGGGGCGCTACCCCCGCGCTACCCCCACTGAAAGGGCCGCGCCGACTTCTCCACCACCAGCGGTTCCGGCAAAAACACCGCCATTCTCTCGAAGAATTTCACCTCGGGCAGACTCTTCATATGCGGGACAACGGTCGCCTGGGGCTCGACGAGATTCGTGGAATTGATGCCAAATAACGCGGATTCGATATCCACCGAATTGGAGGAGAAATGCTCGCGACTCATCTTCGTGGGGAGGATGCCTACACTTTCAAACGCGAGGGCGGGTTCAAATGCCTTGCCAGCACAGCCGTTCTCAAACGTGACATAGGTGCGCGCGAGGCTTTGCGAGTTTTGCTCGATTTTAAAATCGGTGCGTGTATTCTTGTTTCGGGTAGAGGCCATTGTATTCTGGGTTGTGATAGGTTATTATTAATCTATATAATAATTATATACTTATTATTGTATTGTATTGTTGAGTTTACTATATTTATGTGATTATTCACATCAATTCATCCTAAATTTACGATTACTGCGTTTGTGTCTGGACTTTGATTTGAATTTAGATTTACGACGGTTGAGGATTCGTTTTATGGTCTTTATATGTCTCCTCCCCCTTTTCCATTTGGAGTAATAAGTTGTCCGAATTCATCTGTTTTAAATATGTGTTTATTACCATTCATATCATATGTAGGGTTACCGTGTTTGTCAAATTGAACGGTTGAATAAACATCTTTTAATTCTACGCCATAATTTTTTTCGTCTTTTATAAATAACGGATTATTAGGTATCGGAGTTGATTTAAAATTGGATATTGGACTATTGAACATTTTAATATGTGATGAAAAATTTTTACTAATAGTTTATTTATAATAAATAAATAATAATAATATTATTATCTGAAACTGCCTAAAACATCTGGCAAAGACATTCGGCGATTTCATCCCGGAGTGTTTGCGGGACTTCTTCGTTGTGTTTGGCGTGACGCATACACGTATGGAACAGGTCAAATATCTGGAATGAAAACATCATACAGAAAATCATCTCGCTGTTATCGCCTCCGGTTCCGCCTCCGGTTCCGCTGCCGGCCAGCGGATGACTCGCTAAAATCTCTCGAATCCCCGGATTCTCTCGGAATCGTTCATACAAGTCGTCAATAACAGCGGAAACAATCTCAGGATGGTATTCATCATCGGTTATCCCGAACGCTTGAAGAAACTGGATACGGAATAGCGTATCTTGGTCATCGGTGTCTTCAATCATCTTATATGTCAGGACGAGATCATAATTATAGCCGGAGAGATCGAGCGCGGGGGTAGCGGCGGCGGGCACGGGCACGGGTTCGAGCACGGGTTCGTCATCAGGCAGTTCATAGGGTTCAACAATTTCGGTGGTTTCGTTCATTAAAATCAACGTATATAAAATATAACACGTTGACTTTATACTATTTCGTCTCGCGTCGAGAACACCATCCGCTTCTCGCCTCAAGAACACCCTCCGCTAAAGCGCCGGGGTTCTCTCGGCTCGGTCATCTTCGCCAAAATCTCCCCCAGAATCGGCGAAGATGACCGAGCCGAGAAGCGAGTGGCGTCCGCTCTGCGGGACGGAACGAGCGGCGAGGCGAGACTGACCGAGCCGAGAAGCGAGTGGCGTCCGCTCTGCGGGACGGAACGAGCGGCGAGGCGAGAAGCGGAGGGATGTAGCGACGCGAGATGCGGATGGTATTCTCGACGCGAGACTTACTTACTACCGTTAAATAAATACTCCTGGTCCCTCACCAACTCACGCGACGGCACCCCCCCTCGAATCCAGCCATTGACCGCCGCACCTTCCACATAATTCGCCGGGTTGTTAATCGTCGACTTAAACTCCTCCTGAAGGGGGTAGTCTGTGTGTGCGACGTTCAGTTTCTCCGACAGCTGCGTAATGCTCTTCTTATTGGTGTTCGTATCACCCTGAAGCATCCTGGATTCGAAATCCACATTCACGGCGCCGCGTCCTAAAAAGGGGACGGTCTTGAAAGGGCGCTCGAGCAGGCTCAATTTACACTTGGCGTGGGTATTCAGGCTGCCAATAGAGAGCTCAGAGTTGGTGTCGATATTACAGCCGCCAAACCCGGTCTGGTGTCCGCCATTGTAAAACACGTTGGGCTGGCTGGTCGCGAACTGGATGGGGCGCTCCATCTGGCAATCCGTCGAGAAGAAGTTGTTGAGCGCATAATTCGCCGCGTTTAAATTCTGGACATTGCGTTGCGAGAGGTCGCCTGTGTCGCAACCGATGCGCGACATATTATCAAATGTGTAACTATGTACGTAAGCCATCCTTTATCCTATACTATACCTATATGTAATTAACATAGATATAATATTATTTTGTGAATGTTGCTAAACGGGAGTGGGCGCGGGCGAGAGGGCGGGCGGGCGGGCCGATTACTGCCCGATAACCTGCCCCAATCGCGAGTTGATGCGCCCGCATGCGAATTCATCGCCCTCCTTACACGACTTCATTTCGCCATAGCAGAATTTCGCGAATGCGTCCTGGTCGTTCGGGATACGCGTATTCGCCACCGGATGGAACTGACGCATCGATGATTCAAATACCGCATTATCACCTAAAGTCCCGAATAATTTCCCATATGTTTCTTCGGGGGTATGATTCGGCGGAATTGCGGGAACATTACTATTCTGGTAAATCACATTACTCGCATTCGTGTCG